GCCGCAGCGCGCACTGCACGGGCAACAGCAGCGGCACAAGCAAGAAATGCAGCACGGGCAGCAGCACGGGCACGACCACCGCCACCAGTAGAACCAGTAGCACCGCCACCAGCAGTAGCACCGCCACCAGCAGTAGCACCAGCAGAAGTACCTAACGGAGCACCAGCAGAAGTACCTAACGGAGCACCAGCAGAAGTAGCACCAGCACCACGTCAGGGTCCAGCTTCAGTATAAAAAAATAAACACAAAAAGTAATGGATGCTGGGCAGCTTGAGCGCATCAAGGCGAGTCTTGCCCGTATGAATAGTGAACTTACACCAGCGACTTCATCGGGATATGGTGCTCCTTTTATGCCGACGACACCAACATATCCCAGACCGTCAACAACTTTTCAGGCGAGCGATGGTCCCCGGTACCACAATTTCAACAAGTGGCCAACCATGAATATTAGATAAAAGTATTAAGAAAGTTTAAAGTATGGCGGACCCTATCCTGGTCCCGACAACAACTCGTTTCACAACATTTCCTATCCAGTACCCAGACCTATGGGCGCTGTATAAGAAGGCGGTCGGCTCATTCTGGACAGCCGAGGAGATTGACCTCGGTGGTGACCTCAAGGACTGGGCTACGCTGAATGACAACGAGCAACACTTCATCAAGATGGTCCTGGCATTCTTCGCCGCCTCTGACGGTATCGTAATGGAAAATATCAATCTAAATTTTGGCTCTGAAGTTCAGATTTCAGAGGCTCGCTCGTTCTATGCGTACCAGGGGTTCAACGAGGCTATCCACGGCGAGACCTACTCGCTGATGATTGACAAGCTGGTCCAGGACAAGGCCGAAAAGGACAGCCTGTTTCGAGCCGTCGAGACTGTACCGGTTGTGAAAAAGAAAGCGGACTGGGCCCGGACTTGGATGAATGCCGAGGCGCCGTTCGCTCAGCGTCTGCTCGCGTTCGCTTGTGTCGAGGGCATCTTCTTCTCGGGGTCTTTCTGTGCCATCTTCTGGCTGAAGAAACGCGGTGTCATGCCGGGGCTGTGCTTCAGCAACGAGCTCATCAGCCGTGACGAGGGGTCGCACCTTGAGTTTGCGGTGGCACTGTACCAGCACCTCCAGGACCAGTGCGACTACGGCACGACTGTCCACATTGTCAGGCTGGCGGTCGAACTCGAGGAGGAGTTTATTACGGAGGCGCTGCCATGCAAGCTCATTGGCATGGATGCGGAGCAGATGAAGCAGTACATCAGATATGTTGCTGACCGTTTGCTGAAACAGCTCGGTAAGCAACCCTTCTGGAATGTCGAAAACCCCTTTGCCTGGATGGAAACCATCTCACTGGAGGGGAAGACTAACTTTTTTGAAAAAAGGGTTGGGGATTATTCTAAGCGCATGATTGAAGCAGGAGATTCAGTTCGCTTCGATGAAGAGTTCTGACCTACTTCTGCTTGTGGCCGTGGGGCGCCAGTGACATGTATGAGCCAGTGCTGCTACCGCCACCCAGCATACCCGGAGCCAGGGAACCCGGCATGTAACCAGCGAAACGACGCATCACAAATTTAGACAGCATCACAAACACAAACGCGTGCAGCAGCACACCCACCTGAGTAGGCATACCGTCTGGGCTGGCGATACCGCCAAACACCTTACGGGTCACCTTGTAGGTGAGCGGGTTAGCAATAAGGAAGAAAATGATAAAAGCCAGGAAAGCACGACCAGCCATCTTTATATATTACACAGATTTTTTAACGGTGGCGGCGCTTACCCCCACCGTAGCCACTGAAACGACGCATCACAAATTTAGACAGCATCACAAACACAAACGCGTGCAGCAGCACACCCACCTGAGTGGGCATACCGTCTGGGCTGGCGACCGCACCGCCAAACACCTTACGGGTCACCTTGTAGGTGAGCGGGTTAGCAATAAGGAAGAAAATGATAAAAGCCAGGAAAGCACGACCAGCCATCTTTATTTATTACAAATATTCTTTTATTGCCAGGACCAGGGAAATTAGCGACCGCGTCTGGCACCAAAGTTGGGCCCGCAGCCGCGGCCCCGGCAGCCGTATTCCTCAGCGGCGTACTTCTCTGGCTCGTCAGCGAAGTTGCTCGAGCCTATCGGCACGTAGCGCCAGATCAGCGTGCTCAATACTATAAAGACAATGGCGTGCACGGCCAGGCCACCCATCTTGGGCAGGCCCTCGGCTGTAGCGATCCAGCCGCCTAGGACGCGGCGGACCACCTGGAAAGCCATGGGGGCCGCCAGCAACATGAAGAGCAAAGCCATCAGGAACTTCTTAGGGCAGATGAACATTTCTATTAGTCACATAAATTTTTCCATTGCAATAATTTTTAATAGTTACCCGGCATCAGAGTGTACTCCTCGGCATACTTCTCTGGCTCGTCGGCGTAGGCGCTCTCGTCGGCGTAGGCGCTCTCGTCAGCGTACTCCTCAGCGTAGGTGCTCTCGTCGGCGTACTCCTCGGCATAGGCGCTCTCGTCGGCGTAGGCGCTCTCGTCGGCGTAGGCGCTCTCGTCGGCGTAGCGGGAGAAACGGCCAACCAGGCGACCCAGCATCACAAACACAAGTGCGTGGATCAGCACACCCACCTGAGTGGGCAGACCGTCTGGGCTGGCGATACCGCTAAACACCTTGCGGGTCAGCTTGAACAGGGCTGGGTTGGCCACGATAAAGAACAGGGCAACGGCCAGGAGGAACTTGAGCATTTTAATTTATGCTGAGAAATTATTTAGGGAGTATGCTCGGATTGCCACGCGGAGCATTTTTATTATTTATATTTTTTGTCGAAATTACATAGCGTGTCCTGTTACCACCAATACCCGCAACCGCCTGTACTACTGGATAAAACTTGTTAGTTCCGTCCTTCTTGATGTAGTACGCTGTTGGAGGCCCCTTGGCGACATATACCCACCCCAGACCCCCAATTTTATTTGGAGATGTGTTATTACTCCAGCTTACACGTGTTGTCATGGCTCGTTGCAGGTTATTAGCCTTCACTGGTGTTTTTCCATTAGCATTTATATGTAATTTATTTGTAGCCTCCATCAAAGTCTTGGCAAAGTTAGAAGGTCCACCTGAAGGGGCACGCGCTGGAGGTCCACCGCCCGCCTTAATAACAGCCCATGTTCTGCTGGATGCATTCGCTTTACGATTAAGGTTCAATTTGTACCCTTGCATATTTTTCTTCATTGTTCCTTTCCTAACCTGAATAGTTGTCTTATTCGTCAAAATTGGTATCGCGCCATGTTTTGAAGTATAAATATAGCCTATACCTCTAGAGTCCGTAATAACTCTTTTTAGACCAGATACATGTCTACCATTTTTTTCAAAACTAAAATAAATTTTATTTCCAGAATTCTTATAACCTGGTGGTACGCCACCGTTGTTGTTACTGCTGTTGTTACCTCCACCGCCACCGCCAGCACCACCCTTGGGTTTACCATTTGCATTAAAATATAGAAGATAAGCCTGTTGAAGTTTATTGAGGTTTGAACGACGCCATCCCGCTGCGTTACCATTCTTCCATGCCGCGTTTAGACGTTCGAAGTTCCGTGCACGCTGTGTAGCATTAATATTACGTACACGCGTAAGTAGTTGGTTATATTTAGTGAATTCTTTGTTTAATACACCGAATGCTATCTTATCTTCTGATTGAGCACTACTCTTATTATTAGCCCTGAGACTATTCATTATAGGTTTCCATTCCTGGAATTTTTTGCTAGCAGTGGCTCTTGAATAATTATTCAAAAGTGTTTTGAAGGATGTTGTGGCTGCACCGCCGCGTGGGCGTGCGTTCCATGCAGACTTTGCGTTAGTATATGCAACTCTTGCTCGTGATTTACTATTGTTATTTGTTGCTTTATTAACTTTATTCTGTGCTTCTGCTAACGCCTTTCCAAGACCCTGTGATTTATTTACAGGTGCTAGACTATTCACAAATTTTTTGGCATTTGATTTAAATGTCATCCACCCGGCTGTAGCACTCAAAAGAGCAGTTTCGACATTTGCAGCTGCTTTCCCCTCCAACTCCCTTATTCTTGTTGCGCTTGCAGCAGCATTTCCTCGTGCAGCTGTAGCTCTTCTCTCGGCCGCTTCTTTAGCTGCCTCGGCCGCTTCTTTAGCTCTAGTGACTTCTGCTTTCTCTGCCTCGACCGCCGCAGCTCTGGCTAACGCGGCTTCTTTATTTGCTCTATTTCTCTCTTGTTGGGTAGTGGCAGAGGTCACCGCAGCTTCGGCAGTTCTAACCCGTGCATTTGCTGCTGCAGAGGCTTGTGCTGCCGCTTCTGCCGCTTCTTTAGACGCTTTTTGTTCTTTTGCCAGTGCCAGTGTTAATTTAGTCATGTTCTGACCGGCAGCCGTGGTCGCAGCCCGGGCCTCTGCAGCCGCAGCCTCTGCCGCCTCTGCCCTGGCCGTAGCTTCTGCCGCAGCTGCCGCAGCCGCAGCAGTTGCACTATTTTTGTTTCTTCTAGCAGCATTTATAGCGGCACGAGCAGCACTAGCTGCTGCATTTTTCTGACGGTTTGCATGAGCCGCAGCATTTCGAGCATTTGTGACCGCCTTCTTTATAGCTGCATTCGCTGCATTTCTGTTAGTCTTTACATCGCTATTATGTCCGAATGTAAGCAGGAGATTGGATGCACTCAAGAGAGCCTGGGCTTTGTTAATGTTGTTCGGGTTAAAGTTTCTTTTAGCTGCATTGTATGCAGCCCGGGCCGCAGTCTGTCGAGCATTCTTCTCAGCAAGGGCCTTGGCCTGTGCTTCTCTTGCGTCAGTAGCTTCAGCCTGAGCCGCAGCAAGGGCCGCTGCTGCATTTTGTGCCGCTCGTTGAGCTGCAGCACTGTGAGCATTTTCCGCAGCTCTTGCCGCCGCCGCAGCTGCATTTCTGGCCGCATTAAGATTAGCTTTAGCCGATGCCGCCGCGGCAGCCAGTGCCTGTTGCTGTTCTGCTTGTAGTCTGGCGAGCTCTGCTGTATGTGCCGCACTTCCATTACGGGCCGCAGCTTGTGCCGCATTAATTTGAGCACGCAGTTCGGCGGCCTCTTGCTGCGCAGCTGAGGCTAATGCAGTCTGTTCTGCACTCGCAATTGCTGCTTCTGAGATTGCCGCAGTAATACGTCTGGTAGCATTGGCTTTTTCACGTTGTGTCACAGCTCTACTTTCAGCCGCGACTGCATTAGCAAGCTGTGTGGCTGCAGCTGCAGCTGCGTTTCTGGTCGCTTGTGCAGCAGCGGCACGGACCTCGGCCACTTCCTGTCGTGCTGCATTACGTTGTGCAGCAGCGACTGCGCCATTGGCAGCGGATGTGGCCAGAATCGCCCGTGTTTGTTGCAGTTGTCCAGCGACAGCGGCAGTGGCGACGGCGTTTCTTGCAGCGTTTCTTGTCATATAGGCTTGAAGCCTTGGACCTATAACTCTGTTATACGGCCCTCTACGGTTATCCGGGCCCTCATTCTGTCTGTGAGTATATTCATTTATAAGTGGTTGTGTTAGTTCTGGATTTGTCTGAACAATTGAATTCATATATGTTAATAAATTTTCCTGGAGTCGGCCATTAGCCCGTGACCACGCAGCCATAGCGGCGGTGAGTCGATTACTACCCGCTGGCAGAGCTTCTACGAGAAGACGCGCATTTTCCCTTTCTCGAAATCTCGCCGCCGGATTAGGGCCCTGGGCTGCCATTACAATTAGCCAGAAAAAAAGTTCGAGTCTCCCCTGAAGACAGTTAAACAGGTGGGACTAGTATATAGTAGAACAGACACACAATGGCTTCGCTCAAGATTAACAAGATTTCCGACTTTTCCGCCTCCTCCATCAAGTTTTCCGATGTTCAGCAGAACAAGATGGGTGGCAAGGCTATCTACCTCAACAGTGCGGACGGTGGTAAGGTCCTACTGAAGCTGCCTCCTATGAAGGCTATCGTTGGTATCTCGCCCTACTATGCCGACAAGACCACCAAGAAGAACGTCCAGAACTACAAGATGCCTCTGTCTCTGACGGACCCGGCGGCGGTTTCGTTTTTTGCCGAGCTGGACAAGGCTGTCCTGGCGCACATCCAGGCTAACGAGGCCAAGTTCTTCGGTGGCAAGAAGACCCTGAAGGACATGATGGTCAACTACAAGCCGTTTGTGCAGCCCTCCGAGAAGGCGGAGTACGCGCCCCTCCTGAAGACCAATGTCATCTGGAACAAGGAGAGCAACAAGTTCGAGACGCAGTTCTACGACTCGAAGGGTCTTGACATTGACCCAGAGGAGTTGATTGAGAAGCGCGGCACGACCGTGACGACCCTCATCCAGCTGGGCCAGATTTACAACACACCGGCTGGCTTTGGTCTGTCCATCCGTCTGGTCCAGGTCAAGGTGGCGTCGCAGGCTAAGCTGTCGGCGCGTGCGCTCCTGGACGACCCAGAGGAGAAGGAGCAGAGCGTTGGCGGTGAGGAGGACGAGGAGGAGTACGAGGAGGATGACGGCGAGGACGAGTAAGGGGGTGCAGCAGCCAGAACAATTTGTGTGTAATAGATATAAATGAATTGGATTAATAGTGGTCACTTTCAAATAGCTGACCGTAACAATCGTCACTACGTGTTTCGGCGAACCAACGCGGGAAACACGGAGATTAACCTTCCCAAAAACATAGTCACAAAGGGCCGTGCCAAGGCGTGGCTCAAGGCGAACCCGAACAAGGTGAACAAACCGACGAGCTTTAAGCCGAAGCGCTCACCTCTAAAAGGTGTACAGGCACCCGGGCTGCGCCGATTCGAGCGAATCATTAACGGCAAAAAGATGATAGCATTTACAAATAAGAATGGCAAGACTCGCTATAGTCCAGTCCGTACGGGCCCGCTCAAGCCTTTCGTGCCACTACAAAAGGCTAACCGTAACTATAAATGCAACACTCAGTTCTATAAGAGGGTCAGAAACTCTAACGGTGCGACAGGGTTTAACGCGTCCCTTAACCAGAATATGAAGATAAGCAACACCCTTACACTTAAGCGTCTTTATACTGTTACTAACCGTAGGATACCTGTGACCAAAGGTTTGGGTAAGCTGGGCAAGGGTACTCAGGGCCGCGTGTTCCTTGCGTACACAACACCTGAAGGACAGTGGCCCGTGACTATAAAGGTGATTCCGCATGACAAGGAGCATCGGAAACAGACGGCCGATATCGAGTTCGGTATACAGCAAAAGTTGCACAAAATTATTCCTGGCAGTATCCCAGAACCGTTCAAAATCCTCCACGACTGCAAAGAGTTTATACCGGCGTCATCATGGACCGGTAATAACAAAAAGACGAACCTGTTTAACTACAAAGACCAGACGGTCACGTTTACAGAATTTATAGACGGTGGTTCACTGCCAAACTGGATGAACCGAATGAATGCCAAACTGGATGATGATTTCATGCAGAATCTGATAAGTCAGGTTTTGCACATACTCGCTTTTATCCAGAAACGTATGCCGTCTTTCAGACACAACGACTTGCACCTGGACAACATCCTGGTCAAGCAGAACCCTAACGGAAAGTATCCGGAATATGTTCTCAACGACTTTGGGTGGGCCAGCATGGGCCCCAAGACGAATCCGCTCGTCAATGGTGCAAAACACGCGGAGACGTTCGGCATCGGGCCGATTACAAGCAGTCGGTACGACATGCACCTGTTCCTGAACGAGCTGCACAAGTGGTTGCAGACGCATGGTGGTCGCGCCAAGTACCCCAAGGCTTTCACATTCATCGAAAAGTACCTACCGGATGGTTACCGTGGTAGCACCAACAGGCACATCAGAGAGAGCCGTCTCAAGTATGGCGATAAAGCATCTGGTCTGCCGTCACTTCGTGATATCATCAGGGACCCATATGTAAAAGCACCAAAGAATCTACTCAATAGTTCTTTTGTCCTCAGACGGAAGATGAATAAATTGACCAAAAATAATTTAGAAAAACTTTTAAAAAGTAACTCGGTGACACCTCGCAAGCTCGCACTTGCTCAGAAGGCCAAAAATATCATGAATAATGCGATTAAAAATCCCACTTGGATGTCACCTGTATATGTCCCGACCAGTTCTCAAAAAAGAATGTGGGCGAACATGCCGACTACTTCGAAGAAACTCAAGATGAGAAAAAGTACGCCTTCACCGGCTACACCTGCCAACAATGGGGGTAGCAAGCGGCGCAAGACATCTTCGCGCAAAAAGGCAACCAAGTCTGTCAGCCGTAACAGAACATCTCCCAAAAAATTAAATTTCTCGCCATATAAAAACATGAAACTTTCTCCGCGCTCATTCCTCAAGTTGTCCCCGCGGAGCCGTGCAGCCTACATGGTCAAGGCTCGCGGAAACACAACCACCCGCGGAGTCCTGGTTAAGAATGTGGCGAGAACGCGTGGCGCCCCAGTCGAGCGTGAGACGTTTCGCATGGTGCCTGTCCAACGCACATACCTGAAGGTGGCTGGACCGGGTCGTAACATGCGTACAGTCGCACAAAATTCACCGGCGCGCCTGTACGCTTACAGAATCGTACAAGAGGCTATCCGTAAAGCCATCGCAGCCAACAAGAAGGCTTCGCCGCCAAAGCCTCTGCGTCTTCGCACCCCGACACCGCCCCGCCGTAACTCACCGAAGAAGCCACCGACCCCACCATCGCCGAGAATCGCCTCAATGCTCGAACGTTCCAAGAAGGCGAACCGTCGTTCCAAGTACCGTGCAACCTACACGCCCAAGACAGGCCGCATGAAGATTGAAGGCAACAAGGGGCGCCTGTCGTACGTGAACGGCACGGGTGTGTCTATGGACTACCTGAAGCAGATTGCCAGAACTTACGGCGTCAACATCAGTGGTCTGCGCAGCAAGGTGGCAATCGCCAATAAAATTTTCCGCAACAATAAGTAATGGTCAAGCGGCTCATCATCGCAGCGCTTGTAGCTCTGGTCATCTTCCTGTGGCTCAAGCGTGAGGTGTCCGTGTCGGACTTTACACCGGACATTACCCTGTACGGCTCGCACTCCTGCCCATGGTGTACCAAACAGGAGGAACATTTTAAAAACAAAAATTTAAATTATAATTTTATAGATTGTGCAACTGGTAACTGTCCAGGGTCGGTGACGTCATACCCGACCACTGTCATCAACGGTGAGACCCACGTCGGATACACAGAAAAAATATAAAAAATAATTTTATGAAAGACTATTTCCTGACAGACTTTGAGCATGACAGGTACAAGTATAGGAAACTCAACTCTCTGGGCGAAGACATGTATCTCCGGCCAGATGGCACCATAGAAAAAGATATTGATAAAATTATTTGGTTCCAGAGATGGTGGCTGAACCGGTTGTACAGATACCCAGATGGAATATTTTTTAAAAAAATATTAATAAATAATAAAAATGGTGTCACCAACGATTAAGAGCTATGCCAAGATGGGCTTTGGCTTTGTAGGTGGTGCGATTGCCGCCCAGCTCATCTACATGGCTATCGGTCTCATATTTTTCCTGATTGGTATGCGTATGCTGGCGGGTGCGCGCAAGCAGGGTACCAGCACCATACCGGCCTATATCTTCATGGGCATCGGTGTGGTTGTGGGTCTGGGTATGGGCGCTGGCTTTTTCTTCGAAAATGTCTCAAAGAATATGGGTCTGAGCAACAACTGACCGACCCGAAGGGAGACGGGGACTTAGGCCTTGAACATGCCGATGGCCAGTGCCAACACAAACATGTGGAACAGAGAATCGACCGGTTTGAGGACAGTCGTATACTTGACCAGTGCGTTGTTCCACAGATAACGCAGGATAAACATCAGTAGGACGACATAAATTATAAAAAAAAGAATTTCCCGGATGAGCTCCTGGCGGGTCTTGGCGCGGAACATTCCGTACATTTATAATTTATAAAGAAAATATTTTGTAAAATTAAGTATGGTAGTCCGGCTTCACCCAGAAGACCCGGATGCGACCACCTTTACATGGGACCCTTGGGGAACTACGGGTCGGACCCACTGTAACTGTTACGACTATGCGTTCGACAGTTACAGTCCGGTACGCTCAGCCAAGTCTGTCCCGGGTGACGGTGCTGCTGAAAATAAAAAAAAGAATATGCTCGCGAATAATCTGACATTCACCAAGTGCAATGGTATCGCGAAGCGTGTTCTGGGTGACAATCCTCATAACGTGTACAAGCTGTCCAACCCGTATGCCAAGTGCCGTCCAGGGTTCTACAAGGTGATGTGCTTCGTCGCGCCACACAACGACTTTGGCAATAGCACGGGCGACTTTCACTGGTACAAGCACAACAACGCCGTCAGGTACCGTACGCGCTCAGGGGACACCCCGTTGGGTCTGGCCCGTTTCTTCAGAGTGCCGGTCAAGCGCATCCTCGATGCCATGGCAAAAGCCACCAAGCCGCGCAGCCCCAACGACGGCCGGATCGCCAACTCGAACAACATGCGCACTCTGCAGTCGTTGAACCGTAACAACGAGATTGCGCGCGCCAATGTCAAAAACCCAAATAGCGGGTCGATAGCGCCTGGCGTGGTGCTGCAGTTCAAGGTGAATCTGTGGAGTCACAAGCAGGGGTGGGGGACAGGTCCCCAACTTGTGGACGCGAACGGTAAAACTATTTATGACCCGATAAAGGCGGCGAAGGTGTACCACCCCGGTTTCCACTACACACAGTTCTGCTCTGCCTATGGCGTCAGACGCGGTCGGGCCAATACTGGGGCAAACTCGGACCGGAAGAATGGCAAGAATTTAAGGTCCGACCCCAACTTTATTATTCGGCAACTCGTCAACATGGCCAACAACAAGCGGCGGACCAACAACAACAACTCGAAGGCCAAGCCAAAGGCCAAGCCGGTTCTACGGAAACGTAAAGTGAAGAATACCAAGGCTCTCTAGGACTTCTCTGAGGTCTTCATTTTGTTCGACATCGAAAGCTACGTCCATGCGTGTATTTGTGTCGACTGTTCTCAGGTCTAGGCCAAGTTCGCTGACGATGCGAGCCACCTGGGTGACGGGTATTTCTTGTGTTGTCTCGGTCCCTTCAGCAAGTCTCTGAATGGTAAGGATAACCCTATACTGTGGTATATCGAACGGGGTTCGGCACATGGGGCAGGTTGGCAGTGCACTCGCGCACGTGTACTTCCACCTGTCGACACATCGAGCGTGGAACGTGTGACCACACTCGAGCGTGCGTGTGCCCTGTGTCATGTTTGCAAAGCATACAGCACATTGATTGTCTGTTGCGTGCCACCGACACGGCCCTTCCGTACAAACCTTGTTACGGCAGGGGCTCCCGGACATTGTTGGCTGTCCGCACCGTCCTTCCATTGGTATCGCCTGATATTTTTACTGCAGTGCTAGTCGGCGCCGCATTGACATGTTCTCAAGTTCGAGACCCCGAATAACTTCTTTATAATTTTTAGAAATTTCTTCATGTTTTTCAGTAAGATTGGCTTCGACATTGCTCCTAAAGACGACTAGGGGGTCGTCGTCCTGTTCCATGCGACAGACTGGACACTCGATGGAGGACTCGTACCATGTGAGTATGCATCGCTGGTGAAACAGGTGCTTGCATTTGAGTCGCTTATCGAACCTAGTAACTTTGTTAAGACACACTACACATATTTGTACATTCTTTCTGGCTGACAGCCTTCGGTCTGACATTCCCTGCTTTGGACAAATATTCTAAAATTTGTTTGTGAATTGCAATTGGGTCCCTGTTGGCGTTGATGACGAGTACACGGCATGGCACATTCGTGAGCATGCGCTTGTAGTACTTGTCAAGCTCTTTGAGATAGTCGAGGGTGACGCCCGAGTCGCCCGCCTGGTGTCGTGACTGGATGTGCTCCCATGCAGTCTCGGGGTCCTTGCTGAGAAAGATGTAAAGGTCTGGGCACCACCCAAACTTATCGTAGTAGTGCATGAATACTTCATCCTCCTCCTTGGTCACGAGTTTCGAGTCGAGCATCGCCTTCCAGAAGACGTGCGCTGTGCTGAGCGGACAGCGCTCGTGAATCACCCCCTCGATAGGCCTCAGCGACTTGAGCACCGCCATGTGCATCAGAAAAGACCATCTGGAAGGATTTTCATAGAACTTATCGAGAGGCCATTCTGAAATCCGTTCGCGCTGAACAGTCCAGCCCGCCTTTTCGAGGAGGTCTAGTTGGGTCGTCTTGCCAGAACCTATGTTCCCATCAATGACAACCTTCATACAATTTATTAGTCTTTAAGTTTTAAGTATATGACCGATTTACCACTCGGCCCATGCCTTGACCAGGTTCTGACGGCCGCGCGGCATGGGGTTGCCATTGTCGAGGGGGAAGCCTAGGGGGGCATCGCAAGCTGAGTTGCGCAGGGGGAGGGAGCCGAGCACCTTGTCGGGGCCGGCGGACTGGAGGAACTGACGGTACGAAAAGTTATCCTGGTAAGAAATTCCATTCTGCATCATAATTACATCATCCATCACACGGTGTCCATCATAGCTCGTTATGCATCGGCCGTTCGCTGGTCCCAGGCGCTGAGACATTTATATTTAGAAAGATTTTATTCCGCGCCGCTTGAGCATAGGCACCCACTGGGAAAACTCATATCCCATAAAGACTGGGTACTGCTCCTGCTTCGGGGCTGGCTCCACCTTAGCCCCAAACTCCACCAGCTTTTCGTTGATAGTCTTGTAGGCGGCCGCAATCAGGTTCGGGCCGCCACCGGTCACGACCAGCACCTTCCCTGTAGAGAACATGCTGACCGTAACCTTCTTGTCACCCTCGACCGGTGAAAACTTCACCTTGACTGCCGAGTGCCGCTCCGTGTTGCACTCAACCGAGGTGAAGGTCTTGTCTTTCTTAAACTCGCGGAAGAGCAGGTGCAGGTTGAGCACGTAGTTCGCAGAGAAGTTGGTGTTGATAAGACGGGTCTTGATGCTGTCTACTGGAATCTGCAAATCCCGGCCGGTGACAGCGTTGATAACTGTCGAGACGCGCTTCGCGATCCGGACAGTGTCAGCCAGGTCGCAGCACCCAGTCACCTGGATGGTCCCGTTGGGAAAAATTTTTACATTTTTGTTTGTGTACTGGTCCTTGCTGATGATAGTGACACAGTTGTAGAACTTTTTGTCGGGCTTTTCGGATATCGTCCAGCCAAACATAGGCTTGAACTCAGACTTGAACTTCTCGATGTCGACAGCTACCGGGTAGGCTGCATTCATGGTAATGGTCGAGATGCGGACCCATGATGACTCTGGGTAAAGTTCCTTCGTCTCGCTCAGCGACATGATGTAGCGGAAAGTATCCATCTCCATGACTCTCTAGGGCCTCTGTATGTGTTTTGACCCTAGCTCTACACTGGCCCCACTGAAGGGAACATCGCCTCATTTATTCAAATTCTTCGCCAGAATGTAATTACGGTACATACGTGCCAGCTCATCCTTGGTATACACCTTGTTTAGCAGGTTCGCGTTATTCATCCGGCGCTCTATGGTATTCTTTGTGACTGCCTGGAGCAGCTTGTTCAGCTCGCCAGTGCGAACACGCACAAACTCTGAAGTGCGCTTTGTGTACTTGCGGCGAGTCGTCACCACGCGCTTCTTCCTGTGATGAGTCGTCACTGCGTGCTTCTTCCTGTGATGAGTCGTCACTGCGTGCTTCTTCCTGTGATGAGTCGTCACTGCGTGCTTCTTCCTGTGATGAGTCTTTGACTTCTTGTGCAGAGTCGTCGTCGTCTTCGTCACTATGCGCTTCTTGCGGCGGCGAATCTTGGTCGCCACCTTATTCATGCCGTTCAGCAGATTGTTCACCTTGTTATAATTCTTGCTAGGCCCGGCAATCTGAATGACCAGCTTCATTGCCCCTGGGTCTGCGCCAAACTCAGCAACTGCACGCCCCTGATTACCTTCAGCTTTTTGGAGCGCATTGGCTGTCTTGGCTACGTTGGTTGCACCACCTGCCTGATTAATCTTGTTTGCAGCTGCATTCACACCACCAACCTGCTTAATAACAGATGCCTCATTGGTCGGCAGGTTGACTGGCAGAGCTGCTGGCGGCGCTGGTCCCGTACCAATGTTAACCGGTGGCAGGTTGATGCGTGGTGGTGCCCCGCCAGTGATATTGAAACGCGGCGCGGGACCAGGTCCCATACCTGCAGGACCCGCCATGGGCATAGGCGGTGGTGGGCCTGCGTTAAAGCCGCCCATGTTGTACCGCGGAGGCCCCATGTTGTACCGGGGAGGCAGAGGAGGAGGCCCCGTGTTGTACCTGCGTCTGCTTTCACCGTTGTAGGCTGATTCGTACCGGCGTTCGCGATTCTTAATTCGGGATAGCTCATCGTTGAAAGATTTTCTTATATTACGGTCGCGTATGGGCAGGTTCGGCAACTGAAGGTATTGCCGGAGACGATTTATCTCGTACTTGGCATTGCTCTTATTGGCCGCCTTACGAAGGTCGTTGCGAATAGAGCCAACTATCTTTTTACGAGCTGGGAAGTTGTTACGGGTGCGCAGGGCACGCAGAATCTCTCCATATTGCGTGATGCGATATGGCGTATTTTTATATTTTAGAGTCTCAATCTCTGATTCGAGCTTGGAGTCTATTGCCTTGTTAAGAGCCAGACGCGTCGAGGCGTTTCTGGCATTAGAATATTTCTTAAGCAGGTCATAAATATTATTTTTAGAATAATTATTATTCATTCCACTTACTACTACTGGAGCTACATTTTTTTTACCAGTTCCAAGTTTGTAGACGGGGTATTTGTTTTTGAGCTCACTTATGTGATAGTTTCCAAGACTGGCATTGGTATTATTATTTTTCTTATAAGTTTTTATAGAATAATTATAATATATATTTCCTAACTTCACTCGGCCAGGTAAAGATATTTTATTCTTATTAGTTTCCCATTTGGCAATTTTGGGTCGGCCATTTTTGTTGAGTTCTCTGTAAATTCTAAAAGTATTTATAAATTTTTCTGAACGCAGACCCTTTGAGATTTTCTCGACAGTCGCAAGAGGAGATTTCTTTATGATACTTATTAGGACGTCTTTTTCGTCATCGTTAAATTCTTTAGTTTTCATGACAGCAAACATAACTGAGAGTTTTTTTCTAGCATCGACTTTCCCATTATGAGGAACATCAAAGTCATTAAGTTTTAGTTTCGTAAGGGTATTCACATTTGCGTTCCCACTCTTTAAAAGCTGATAGAGTCTGAAACGGCTTGCGTGTTTTTTCATGTTGGTGGTATTATTCAGATATATTTGGTTCAGAGTTGACCGGTACTGATTGTTCAGACCATATTTGGCCAAGTTGTTAGTGCCATTTCTCCGAATTTCTTCGATATGAAATCCACGTTGTTCCAGCATAGCACGAATATCGTCTTGATTATTGCCATAACTACTGACAGAGCCACCATTTCCACTATTACTGCCACCATTTCCACGGCCACCATTTCCACGGCCACCATTTCCACGGCCGCCATTTCCACGGCCAGGGGGTGGTATAGCTGGCATAGGAAATCCACCTCCCAAAAACGACATCTCACTACTATGACCCTACAAAAAAAAGCGATGTTCCCTCCAGTGTCCCTGGAGCTCATGTTACTTTCAAACACAAACACGATGTCTCTCCTCAAGACCCGTCTGATTGCGCCGTACCAGCACGAGGGTGTCAAGTGGCTCCTGGAGCGCGAGCGTTCCACTGACTACCCGGGTGGTTTCTTGTGTGATGAGATGGGCCTCGGTAAGACTGTACAGCTTCTGGCGACTATGTGCTGTAACCCGCGCGGGCGCACTCTGGTCATAGTGCCCAAGTCTATCGTGTCCCAGTGGGTCACGGAGATTCAGAAGTTCACTCCGCACATGGAAGTCCTGAGCTATGATGGCACAAAGCGCCAAGTGCCCGAGTTTGACGCGGCCAAGCAGACTGTGGTCGTGGCGCCCTATTCAGTCGTGCGCGACGGTCAGCTCCAGAAGGTGGGCTGGGACCGGCTCATCCTGGATGAGGCCCACGAGGTTCGCAATATCAAGAGCAAGACGGGCGTGGCTGTGCTGGCGCTGCGCGCGCCGGTCAAGTGGCTGGTGACTGGCACTCCTATCTTCAACTCGGTCAAAGATTTCGTCGGCCTGTGCTCTATCCTCGGCATCTCCAAGTCACACGTGCAGTGCTACCTGCCCGAGGTGCGCACCAAGTACGTCATCCGGCGCACCAAGGAGGACCTGAACGAGCGGCTCAAGCTGCCGCCGTGCGACTTTCAGAACGTAGAGCTCGCTATGACCCCTGAAGAGAGCGACCTCTACCAGGATGTCTTCATGACGGCGCAGGGCATAGTGCGGGATATTTTCCAGGCGGGCACGCAGGGCACACACCAGATGGAGATTCTGGAGTGCCTGCTGCGTGTCCGGCAGGTGATGACGTGGCCTCAGCTGTACCTGAGCGGCGTGGCCAAAAAAGAGGGCATTGAGTCTGAGAAGTGGTGCGGCAAGTCGGCCAAGATTGACGCGCTACTCAAGATGATTAGTGAGCACCCCAAAGAAAAGTCGCTGGTCTTCACTCAGTTTATGGGAGAGATGGATGAGATTCAGCGGCGACTCGAGCAGTACAACTGCGAGGTGTACCGGATAGATGGCAGCGTAGACAAGGAGGCGCGCGAGCACCGCATCGGCGCGTTCAAAAAGAGCACGCGTGGCGCCATCTTCCTCATCCAGATTAAGGCGGGTGGTGTGGGGCTTAACCTCCAGGAGGCTACCCGCGTCTACATCACCACCCCAGCCTGGAACCCCGCGACAGAGCTGCAGGCTATCGGCCGCTCTCACCGCACGGGGCAGACGAGCAAGGTGTACGTGCGCAAGCTGGTCTACGCAGGGACGGAGCAGTTGCCGAGTGTGGAACAGAGCATCATGGACCTCCAGGGGCACAAGGCGCAAGTATCAGCAGAGGTGCTCAACGACGAGCGGCTGGCAGAGGCGGTGCCCAAGACCAAGAGCACCATCTCTGTCCGCAAGGTGGCGAAACTTTTCTCGGTGTAATATATACAGAATGTCTTCCCAGTCACGCGCTGTCCGCTTCCACCAGGGTGACCCCACTCTGAAGAAAAACCCCAAGGGTGAAATTGTCTCAGTTGAAAAGTCAAAGCAGGGCAAGGCCAATCCCTGGATAAAGGCTGTCGCAAAGGCCAAGAAGGATCTCAAGATGAAAAAGAAAGGCCTTGACTTTGATGACTACAAGCTCTCGAAGGGTTCAGAGCTGTACAAAGCAGCCAAGAAAATCCACGAGTCAAAGTAATTTTCTTTAAATATAATATGAGCTTTGGAGGCTTTGGAGAACCACTTACGCCGCCGCAACTTGGACGTGGCCAGGCTGCTAGGGAACAATATGGTCGAAGCCCTAGAACAAGGGGTCGCGGAGCAGGGGGTCGTGGAGCAGGGGGTAATGGCTCTCCCGCAACTCCTCGTAGCCCTGGCCATGGCATACCATCCGTTAATCTTAACGTGCCCCCAGGTGCACCTCTTAAACAGAGGAGTCAGAGACCAAACAACCGAACTAAGAATATAGTGCCTAGAATTTTGGCACCCGTATTCAACGCCATAAAAAAAGCAAACAATGCTGCTGCTGCTGCAAAAAAAGCGGCAAACAATGCTGCTGCTGCAAAAAAAGCGGCAAACAATGCTGCTGCTGCAAAAGCAAAAAAAAGACACGCAAAACTTAAAACTGAGATTATTTCCCTAAAGAATCTAGTAGCTAAGCGCAATAATACCCGTAACACGAGTGGCCTACGCGAACTCCGTGAGCTCGCCATGGAGCAACAGCGTGCCCTTCTGAGACAGATGAGAGAGCGTGAGAGTCGCGCTCACCGCTATTCATCAATTCGTGGCACACCGACTAATTATTATAACAGGAATTTTCATCGTTTGTACAGAGTGCCTCGTTCGCACCAGGGGCTAAACGAGTATTATTACTACCAGCAACACGGCGGCCCGCGCTATCTACAACAGTTGCCCGGGCGCGTATGGAAGCTCAACCAGGGCGGTCGTGGTTTGCCACCCGTTCCATTTTACCCTAGTCGTCGTCGAGTAAGGCGCGTTCCACGATGGGTACGATAGGCTCCTCCTCTACCGCATCAGCTCCCGCCTGTATATCATCATAGACCATAATCTGACTACACTTGACAGTGAACCCGTACTGATTATTGAAAAAGTAGACACCTGTAATCTCAATCAGACACGACATCTCTTTGCCGGCTCCCTCCCCGGCTGTCGTGAATGACCCAATGTAGTTGCGCTGCGCGTCGAATACTGGCGTGCCGTCCTCCACCTTGATGCGCAAGCTCGACCCCTTCAGGTTCGAATTGAACGGCTCTGCCGCACACAGCTTCGTCTCCATCTCGCGCCACCAGTTGATAAACGCCTTGTTCCCAATCTCTACGTTGATAGACTTGTACTCACTCAGCCCGTGCTGGCAGAGACCGCGCGGAATCTGAAACTTTAGACCTGTAAAGCGAGCCATGCCGCGTGTAAAAGTAGTCTCTACATCGTTGAGGTTGATGCCGAGCCACTTCATTAGATTAATTTACTGCATTCTTTTTAAACCGAAAACATTCGAACAAATGAGATGTTCTCTTGGACATGTTGCTAAACTCGTCAATGGTGTAGCTGCTACCCATCGACTTGTTACAGTTGCCGCAGATGGGCCGTAGATTGTCAATGTCTGAAGCACCGCCCTTGCTCTCAGGGATGTTATGGCCGCACTCAAAATTAAAGGGAGTAATAAGGTTCTCACACCAGCCAACTAGGCACTTGTGTTCGAACTGCTTTCCGATGTGTACCAGCCACACCTGCTCACGGAGCGCCTTTGGAAGCTTCAACTTCATAATTTTTAATAAATTCACAGCTTAAACTGCTTCTCGAGCTTGACGAGTTTCGTATACTTGCGCGCGTTGCGACTGTATGTGTCGTAGCGACCGGCCCAGAGTTCCATGTCGTACTCGAGGCGGAGCCGCTCAATCCAGGGTTCGAGTTCTTCCTTGCGCGTCTTGGCTGGCTTGTACTTGGGCGGGTTCTTCTGGTAATCCTTCCAGGCCTTGGCGCACTGCTTGTACTTTTCGTATGCACCCTTGGACGACTCTGTAAAGTCGGCCAGGTCCTGCTCGAGCTCTGCCAGGGTCGTCTCGTGGAGCTCGCGCTTATCATCGTCCGAAATAAATTCATAGTGTTCCAGAGCCGCGCACATGTGCTCTTCGCACGCCTTCTTGAGCGCAGCGGCCGTCCCGGGGCACTCATCCCGAATCATATCCAGCTCACGGTGAGCCGAATCCTCGAAGTAGTTTAGAACAGTCTTACGAGCAGAAAGCCACGGCGGAAAGCCTTCATAGTCAGACTCGCGAGCGCGCCAGTTGCACCCGTCGGCGCAGTAGACGCGACCAGAGTCGTCGAGCGCGAAGCAGATGCCCCATCCCATTAGTGAAATATTGGTTCTTTTTTTTATATGGAGAAATCAGGATGAGTCTAGCGAATAAAGTAGATGGAATGCCATCGGGGCGGGGGGCGGTCTATGCGACCCCCCAATATGCCAATCCGATGACCCTACGTGGCGCCCCCCTGTTCAGTCAGCTTTCCCAAGCCGCGAAGAGTTCGGCGGTCGGCGTGTTCAGCCTACGTGCAGTCAATGGCGTGACAGCAAGGGCTGTGCAGGTCGCACGAGGAGCCATAGGGACATTTCCACCAATTTCAATGACGTCTGATAATTTTACTGCCACCGGAACTTACAATGGAATAGTAAATGGTGTTTACGTGTCATCAGCAAGTACGTATTATATAGCTTCTGGAACAGAACAACCTTATAGATTTTTTGATAAGAATAATAATGGAACTTGGTGGACGACGAGCAGCGGCTCGTATTCAACTTCTACTGGGTTATACACAGCTGGGGTATATTCAACAACTATAAGCGGGTCACCTTACGCGGGCGAATGGATTCAGATACAATTACCTGCTAAAGTATTCGTGACAGCGTATACAATATACAATTCAGCATCTTGGAATTCACGAGCACCGGTCGATTTCAAAATTGCGGGTTCAACTGACGGAACAAATTGGACATTAGTTGATACCCAAACTGGAATAACATCATGGCTTTCTTCAACAACAAATTTAACATTCACACCAAGTAACCCAGGCGCTTATTCTTATTATAGGTTGTGCGTTAATAAGTGTGGAGTAGGAACTGGTGGGTATCTTTCAATAGGCGAATGGGTATTGAATAGTTCAGCGACCGACTTTTACGCAGACCGGCTTGGCAATCTTCTGACCGCGCCAGTGACCGGTCAATCCTTGCAGAATTGGCTCACGGGCGCAACGGGCTACGTCACCACGTGGTACGACCAATCGGGTGCCGGAAATCACGCAACGCAGGCAATGATTGGATATCAGCCTACTATAGACCCTTATAACAATCTAATATATTTTGCGTCAACAGATACTGCCGCAAATAATCAATATCTTAGTCCACCCGACGCAGTATTTCCAAATTTATCTTCTTTTACAATTTCTTGTCGCCATACAACAATTGCAAATAGCGGTGATAGAGGTGTTTATGGTGCTGGGCAGACTTTGGGTAATAATTATAATAACAGTCTTATTAAAGTAAGTGGTTCTAATTCGTACAAAAGTTATTTTTTGGGTTTAGATTTTACTAATGGAACTTATTCGAGTGGTAACCGCCTAACTCTAAAGTACAGTCAGACGACTGGAACAGGGGTATCACCATCGAACGGAACTCGTTATATGTATGTTAATGGGACTCAAAGTGGTTCACAAGCAACAACTGGCTGGTTAGGTAATGGCGCAGCAGGGTCTTTTATAGGAAGAGGTTCATACACGGGTTCTATTGAAGGCGGGTTATACTATATGGTGATGTTTAACACTGACATTTCAGATTCGGATAGAGCTATTATAGAATCTATATAGTCCTATTTCTGTAACACGGCAGACATAGTTTCTTCCATTTCGGCTCGTTCTCATCCATAAGTTCTGTACACTTCTCGCATCTCTTACACAAGCACACAATCATCTTACAAAAACATCTCGGACAATTCTTGTTACAAATACACGCGTTACACTTCTTTCTGCATGTCTTGCAAGTACAGTCATAACACAATTTCCCGCACGCGGCGTGACGACAGTCTTTCTTAGATTTTTTGCACGCCGGACACTTGGGACATGTACATTCATCTTTGAAGTGTTTGAACTGGCCAGTTTCGCCATGGAAGCACTTGGCACACCGACACGCGTGTACCGGCCATTTGCATTTTCTACAACGGGCGCACGTGCACTCATCCTCGTATTCGTGGCAGATGAGGCAATGAGGCATGTAACATGTGCAGTTTTCGTCATCGCACCTGCCCAACTTTCCTTCGCGCGTACGTTTGTCAATAGGTTTTTTCCCGCGACACACGTTCCCTTTGCGAAAGGCGCTCACCTGTCTGTTCAATTCGTCATTGTTAAATTTTTTGATGCACTCTGAACCGACCACGGCTAATTTTTCATTCACTAAATTTTTTACTAAAAAAAGCTGTTGGAGATGGTCGTGCGAACACATACACTGAACCCGATCGTCGTCGTCTTCATCTTGGTCTGTCGTGTCAATAACTTGCCAAATGTTATCAAATACAGACCCTCCTAAATATTTTTTAAATACTTTTTGAAGTTCTTCGTGCTTATTTCCGACAACATTGTCACCCTTTCTAGCATAGGCTTCGGGCCAGCAACTAACGTACCCGGTTTCGATAGGCATTAAAAAAATATGTTTTATTACTTTTAAGTATGGGAATCGTCATCGTACCCATATGGCAAATATATAGTTACTGGGTCTTTGCTATGACACTTCTCTGGCTCTCAGGGAAGCTGCCCTTTTCTCCCCTATTTTCAGCTCTTCTGTCACTGGCCGCGAGCATCACCCTGTCAATCAACGCGCCAGTCTATCTCTTTATCCTCTTTATCCATGCACTGTCAGTATGGGTCTTACGAAACACTAGTCTGGAAGTGATTCCTAATGCCATGGTTTTCTTAGTGTACAATCTGACACTGCTCATGCAGTCCACAAATTTCAAAAAAGTTTATGAAAATATTTTTACAGACCCACCACGGACTGTCCGTGAGTATCTTGAACGGCGTGGGCTAGTGAAGTCTTAGCCCGAGCACATCTCACAGCCCTCCGGGTTGTCCCGACGGCACGCCTGCACAGGGTCGAGCGTAAACTGGATGGGCTTGGCCTTGGCGCGCGTCCGCAGGTAGTACATCCCTGACTTGAGCCCCTTCTTCCAGCCGTACATATGCATGCTTGACAGCTTGGCCATAGAGGGATTCTCCATGAAGATGTTCAGCGACTGTGACTGGCACACAAAGGCCCCGCGGTCTGCCGCCATATCAATCAGCACCTTCTGACTCATCTCCCAGGCCGTCTTGTAAATGTCCTTGAGGCGCTGGGGAATAGTCAGGCCCTGCACACTGCCACCATCGCGGATAATTTGGTCCTTCGTGTCCTTGTTCCACATGCTGATAGCCTGCAGGTCCTTGACCAGGTGCTTGTTAATCATCACAAACTCGCCCGCGAGCGTGCGGCGCAGGTACAGGTTGGTCGTGTACGGCTCGAACGCCTCGTTATTGCCGAGAATCTGGGCCGTGCTTGCTGTCGGCATAGGGCCCACGAGCAGCGAGTTTCGCAGCCCCCACAGGTGAATTTCGTGATTCAGCTCTTCCCAGTCTGGCCGCGACGGCGTGACACCCCACAAGTCAAACTGGAGCTTGCCTTGGTCAGCTGGCGAGTCGCGGAACGTCTCGTACGTTCCCTCTTCCTTTGCGAGCTCGCACGACTCTGACAGAGCACCGTGGTAAATCGTCTCGAAGATGTCCTTGTTCAGTTTGGCCGCCTCGAGGCTGTCGAACGGCAGCCCCAGCATCATGAAGACATCGGCCAGTCCCTGCACACCGATAGCGATGGGTCGGTGGCGCTTGTTACTCCTTTCGGCCTCTGGCACGGGGTAGAAGTTTCTGTCGATAACCCTGTTCAGGTTACGAGTCACAAGACGGCTGATGTCGTGCAGAGCCGTGTGGCTAAACTGTCCGTCGCTCACAAAGGCTGGCAGGCTGATGCTGGCCAGGTTGCAGACCGCCACCTCCTCAGGGCTGGTGTGCTGAACTATTTCTACACAGAGATTTGAGGACTTGATTGTGCCGAGATTTTTCTGGTTCGACTTGGCGTTACAGGAGTCCTTGTAGAGCATGTAGGGCGTGCCGGTTTCAATCTGGGAACGCAGAACCGAGTCCCAGACTTGGCGCGCCTTGACCACCTTCCGGAAGCGTCCCTGGGCTACGTACATTCGGTACAACTCGTTGAACGCCTCGCCGTGGACGTCGGCCAGACCGGGGCACTCGTTGGGGCACATCAGGTGCCAGTCGCCGTCCTGCTCCACCTTTTCCATGAAGAGGTCCGGGACCCACAGGGCTGTGAACAGGTCACGGCAGCGCGCCTCCTCGTCACCCTGGTTGAGCCGCAGGTCCAGAAACTCCATAATGTCGGCGTGCCACGGCTCCAGGTAGACTGCGATGCTGCCCTTCCGCCGGCCTCCCTGGTTCACGTAACGGGCCGTCGCGTTGAACACGCGCAGCATAGGGATGATGCCGTCAGACTGGCCGTTTGTACCGGCGATGCGCGAGCCCTTGGCGCGGACGTTGTGAGCGTGCAGACCGATGCCCCCTGACCACTTGGAGATGTTGGCGCACTGCTCCATGGTCTGGTAGATGCCACCGATGCTGTCCTCCTTGATGCCGAGCAGGAAGCAGCTGGACATTTGGGGCCGGGTTGAGCCGGCGTTGAAGAGGGTCGGGGTCGCGTGGATGAAGTACTTCTTCGACATGAATTCGTAAGTCTTTTTGACGCGCGCAATGTCATCGCCGTGGATACCGACAGCAACTCGCATAAACATGTACTGCGGAGTTTCTCCCTGGTTCAGATAGCTCTTCTGGAGAGTCTTGATACCGAAGAAACCAAAGTCGTAGTCGCGGTCGTGCTTAATCTCAGCATCTAGCTCCAGGGCTACACACTTCATGAAGTAGTCCGAGACGACCCCGCGGATATGCAGACCGACCATGGCATCACTAAAACATTTAGGACAGTTCTTGTGCATATCGCTGACAATGATACGGGTCGCCAGAGTTTCATAGTTGGGGTTTTCGGTCACCATATCGATGGCCACGTCGGCGCTCAGGGCGTCGACATCGCTGGTCCTGATGCCATCATACATTGATGAAAATACCTTTTGGGCCACCTTGTCAGCCTGGACACCATCTAGGTCTGTGCACAACTTGTGGATACGTTTGGTCACCTTGTCGAACATCATGGGCACTTCATCTCCGGAACGCTTGATGACCTTCATACTGTACTGACTATTTATGTTAAAATTTTAACTGAAAAAAAACCTGGATTATAGTAATGGCTACACGCATCGAGCCCACTCCCCTGAGCAATTCATTCTTTTCTGATTTCAACCGCGAGTCTCTGCATCTGGCAATCATCGAGGAGACCCGTAAGCGCACAGGCTATGTCATCGACCGCCAGAACGACGGCGACCTCCAGGCCTACATGAAGTCCGTGTACGTGAACATGATGCGCGACCCCTTTCAGAACGTCAAGGGTCAGCTCGACTCGATGAATAATGCGGTCGTGACACAGGCTATGCGTGATGTCGTACCGGGCGTGCTGCAGCAGCTGATTTACCTGCGCGACGCGAGCAGCCTGCCAGCCCCCCTGCTCAACGCACAGAGCACGAGCACACGCGGCATGAAGTTTGGTGAGAGCAACAAGTGGGGCTTCTAAGACAGAGTCCGTATCACTGAATTTACACCAGCCATATTTCTAGTCATATTTAGACGTCTAATTTCTGTTTTCTCTTCTTCATTTTTATTCGTCACGCCAAATCTAAAATTATTAAAGAGAGGTGCGCTCAGAGGGCGAAGAGGACCATGCTTTTCTGTATTATAATTTTCTTTATTTTTATTATTCATAATAGTCGAAGTTGCAATTGCAGATCGGTACCCTAGACGCTCGGCAGATTTCAAAACAATTGCTAATAAATTTTTTGAATAAGATTTTCTCCTATTATTTTTCAGAGGCGTGCTTAAAAGAGATATTTCTATTACAAGTCCCATAGGTCTATAGTTGAGGTATGATACAGACCTGTTACCTATGTAATAGTCTACTCTGTAAACATCTTCAAATAATTTTTGACAGTGAATGCCGATGCCACGTGGTCTTAGTACCCAACCGTATCTATTTATTTCTTGTACTAGACTCTGAACTCTCTGGTTGTTGCTCATATAAAATATTTATATAAAATAATTTATGAAGTCACTGGACGAGATACTGATTGGGTTCCTCGTCTTTTTCCTGATTGAGCGCGGCGTGCGTCTGAGCAGCAGCATGAAGTACGGCAGGCCAGAGGATACACAGGTTCTCAAATTTGAGTTTGGGTCACTGGCAGTTGCTATGGCTACAGTGATGATATTTCGTCGGAGAATAGGCAGTGTGAATATATGATAAGGGTTTGGACAGATAAGTATGTATGATGAATCAGTACCGTGACGAGACGTACGAGTTATGTCGTACGAAAGGATGGGACAAGGCGCCCGTTCAGACGGTCTGGCTTTTGCTCACAGAGGAGATTGGCGAGTTGGCGAGTGCTATCAGGCAGCACCAGCGAAGTTTCAAAAAGACCGGTCTAAAAAAAGACAAGGGGACTGACATTGTGACTGAGATGGGTGACGTGTTCAGTTATCTGTTCCAATTGTCGTACATGTTGAACGTTGACCTTGACCATATGTGGAACATCCATCGGGAAAAGATGGCCACAAAAGTTTATCTTCGTACATAGTAACGATGGCACTGTCAATGCTGGTTGATGACCAGCTCAGCATGAATCGCATCAACCCGTATACCCTTACGGGGACTTTTGGTGTACCCACTGACGGCATGTACAAGACGCCACTGGATGCACGTTACACAACCGAAATTGACCCTATCCCAGCCGAACAGTCCGAGGCAGCCTTCCCGGATGCCGAACAGCACTTTGCACCGAGCCGCATCAACATGTCCAGCACTATGATGGCCAATACGGTTGGTGCTCATGGTAACGCACCGTCTGCTCTTTATCCGGCGCGCAAGTACCAGTATGATGATGGACACGTTACGTTTGTGCGCCCTTCGATGCCCAGGTCAAGAGGCGTCGTCTCGGACAACAGCACGCTGATTATGCTTCTGGTGGCGCTCGCGGCAGTCCTATTTGTATTTCGCAAAAATTTGAAAGCTTAAGAGTACTTCGGGTCAAATTTTATTAATTTTTTGTCCGATGACGAGGGGTAGTTTAGCCTCGAGCAAGGCGCGCTCCTTCAGCTTGCGTTCGGCCGCCCCCTTGCACTGGTGCACCTCAAGCTGTATGCATCCATAGCAGCAGCTGGACGAGCATTCTTTGCAGACGAGCATCGCGTTGTTCCGTTTGCAGTGTGGGCATTTCATTCACTCTGTATATAACAGACAAAATCGTTAACTGGGGTGTAGACCGACATATCAGGTTCTATATCGCACAGCCCGTTGTGTTTCGCCTCCTGAACGCGCTTCCAGAATGCCTCGAGGACCGGCAGAGACTCTTCGAACCATTCCCGGCTTCGCTTGACTCTGACAACGTTAAATTCTTCCTCGGGTGTCGGTTTGCCCTTGATAAGTGTACCTGCGGGTCTGTATTGAATAAAGTCGCACTCCTCGAGGTCTAGAATCTCGAGCAGGAGTTGAATCTGCGGCATGTAGTGCTTGGGCACCTTGGACTCAATTTTGCGTGTCAGAGGGCACTTAATTTCGATGAGCATCCCGTCCTCTGTCACGCCGTCAGGTGAGCCGCCGAGCCACTTGTGGACCGGGTGCTGCACGAGCCCAATCTCGTGGCTCTTTTTGTTGTACCGGGCGTCGTACATGTCGCGCGCGATCGGCTCGAGCAGTGTGCCATGTTGTGTCGCGGCGTTGCCAGCCCACTTGAGCTTGAGCACCTTTTTCATGAGTAACTTATCAGGAGTTTCATAACAGTTCACCCCGAGAGCAGTCGCGACGTCACTCGCAGTCAGCATCCCCTCGCGCAGCTGGAGCCACGCTTCTGAGCGCTGGTCGTGGTATGTTCGGCCGAGGAGTTCCTTCACTTTTGGGTGCACGTCCGCCATTCAGGAGCTCCTTATTCTTAAATCTATTGTCAGTTTTAAGCAGTATTTCAGCCGCGTTTTGTTCAGCCTGTTTCTTAGTTGTTGCGAACCCACTTCCGCATGGCACGCCTTCAATCTCGACCGTTATGAAAAACTGCTCATTCATTTTCCCTGACAGCATGTACTCGGGCGCGGGTATTTTCATGGCTTGGCACATGCGCATGAGCTGGTCCTTGTAGTTGTCATCTGTCAGGTTAAGTTCTATTTTTTCAAAAGAATTCATAATAAATTGTTTGGCATAGACCATGCCGAGGTCTAGGTAGATGGCACCCACAAACGCCTCGAAGACATCTTCGAGGATATTGTCATTGGTGTTCCAGCCGTTCCGGATACCCTTTTCGTCCATCAGAACATGTCTGTCCATACCTAGCTTTTTTGAAATCTCGCACAGAGTCTTACCACGGACCATCTTTGTGCGCGCCTTGGTCAGAAAGCCCTCTTGGTGCTTTTCGTACAAGTCAAACAGGTGCTTCGTTATGATAAAACCAAGCACAGAGTCTCCCATAAATTCAAGCGTTTCATAGGACCCGGTCAACCCTTTGTAACGTTTGAGAGCAGATTTATGTGTGAATGCGCGACGATACAAGTTTACATCTTTCACCTTTGTACCCACGAGAGTAGACAGTACTTCGCGTGGGAGCAAAGGAAGTTCGACAAGTTGAGTCTCTTCTTCCGACATTATGTTATATTACACTCTATATATTTTCTTAAGTCCCTTTTCACGCCACCGACTTGACCACCTTGGGGCGGACCTTCTTCTCCTTGGGCGCCGCCTCCGTCTCCACCTTCTTCTCCTCGACCGCCTTCTTCACGACTGGCTTCTTCTCCTTCACCACCTTGGGCTCCTTGATGTAGTGCGGGCTAATAAACTTCTGCAGGTTCAAGAAGGTTACCTGGTCACCCTCCGGTGGGTTCAGCAGCGACTTGAGGGCGTCGTCCATGTTGATGAGCTGGCCATTCTTCAGACCGCGCTCAGCCACGTACAGGTTCAGACGCTTGGTCACCTGCGAGCGAGAAATCTTCTCACCGTCGGCCAGGCCCAGGAACTTCTGCAGCTCGGGTGTTACACCCTGGGGCTTGTTGAAACCGTTGCTCTTGGCACGCTCAGCCGCCTTCTCACCGCTGGGGTCGCCAATGTACTGACGAATCTTGCGGACATCCTTGCGGAGGCCCTTCAGCTCCTTGGCCAGCAGCTCGAGGGTAACGGGGGTCTCGTTGACAGATGCCATCTCTTCTACTATACACTAGGGCCAAGGCTTTAACTGTCTACAACAGTAACGCAAGTATGACCGACATTGTTCCAATGAATGTTAGGACCGGTCTATTATCAAACTCTTCAACTTCTGGTCTCTCTGGGGGCTGACTCGTCAGGACGAGTGGATAAGGCGCTATCGGCTGCGGGTCCGTGTATGTTCCGGGTTTGGTAACTATAGTGTGCATGTACATCGGGTCAGAGTTGAATGCCTTTACCCACTTCTGCACCGAGGGCTTGTCTGATTGGGGCAGTTTCTCATTAAACCCAAAGGGCATACCTGGGTTACTGGTCGGTCGCAGAGGCTCGTCCGTCTCGGGCTGGCGTCCAGTACAGGCATTCTTGCAGCACTCCGCCTTGCACGGACGTGTGTACCCTTTCTCCCGGTCAACAAATGCACAAAAAGTTTTCCCTGGTTCCGAAGGGGAGGGTATGCAGGCACAATCAGGCGAACAGTCTGTTGCGCTCATTATAAATAATTAATATTTTTGTTGATACTAAATGGAGTACGGTACCCCAGTCAAGCTCCCGGACGGTCGCTACTTTCTGAAGATGGCTAACGCGTTGCACCAGGTGAACGGTGTCAAGCTGACCGACTCTCTGACAGGCAGCAACATCTCCTTCCAGATTCCAGAGGCGGGTCAGGAAATCATCAAGAATTGTGATGAGGAAATCATCAGCAAGGCGAAGGAGTCCAAGGTGGAGTGGTTCGGCAAGGAGCTGAGCGACGAGACCATCCAGACAGCCTACCAGGATTCTCTAACGGACGACATTCTGTCGGTTGCACCAGCAAAGCTGAAGGGCGAGGTGGTCCTGACAGCCTTTGACATGAAGAAGAACCAGCTCGAGCTCCAGGAGGTTAATGAGGGCACGACGTGTGATGTCCTGTTTGAGCTGGCTGGTCTGTGGTTTCTGAAAAAGTCATTCGGTCCCATCTGGCGCGTCGTTCAGGTCCGTGTTCGCGGGGCTCCCAAGTCACCAATCTTTTCCAAGCAGTACCTGTTCAGCGACAGTCCAGAAGAGGATGAGGCCGAGGCGGACCCAGCCGACTACATTGACTAAAAATATTTGTAGATTAATATAAATGGCAATCAACGGTCGTGCCCTTTTCGCCCTTCTAGTCGTGGCGGCTCTGGTAATTTATTTCTTCTACCCCAGCTGCGGTTCAGTGTCCTATTTCACAGGTGGTCTCACCGGTGCCGACCTGCCCATCAGCAAGTCGGAAGGTCTTGGCTCAGCCCCAGTAGGTGGCATGTCCGGCCCAGCCTTCGATGTGTCAGGCGCGGGTCTGATTCCACGTGAGGTGACGGCCACCGAGGACTTTGGCCAGTTCAGCCCAGCAAACATCCTCAGCGGCCAGAACTACCTCGACGCACGCTCCCAGATTGGCTACCCCGAGACTATCGGCGGTGTGCTGCGCAACGCTAACCGTCAGTTCCGCAGCGAGCCAATCAACCCGCGCGACCCAGTCAGCATCTGGAACCTGTCCACCATTCCTCCAGACACCATGCGGCCTCGCTTCGAGATTAGCCCTGAGTACCAGTAAATGCCTTTCGTTTTTTCAAAGTTAAAAAAATAAATATAATTTTTATAAATGGCTTCTGTGAATGAGGATTTCAAGCAGAAGATGAATGAGTGGGTGGCTCTGAAGGCCCAGCTCGCCGCCATTCGCAAAGATACCTCCGTGCTGACTAAGCGCGAAAAGGCTCTCCGCGAATCGCTAAAGAATCATATGAAACAGGCTGATATCGACACTGTAAAGGTGAAGGAAAAGCTCAAGGTGAACCTGAAGACGACCCCTGGCAAGAAGAAGACTCTACCAAAGGCTATCCTTGAGGTTATCCAGCGCGGTCTGGCTATTTACTTTGGTGGTGACCTTGCACGTGTCGAGGGTGCCGTGAATGCAATTGTTGATGTCATGCCAGAGGGCCCTGAAAAGGAGACCATCAGCCTGACAGGCCTCAAGGCACTCGATAGTTAAACAGTAGGAACTATTAATTAATAAGACAAGACACTATGGGTATCAACGACGAGTACTCGCGTGATGCATATCTTCCCGAAGATGTCGGGCCCGACGGTGACTTTCTGGACGACGACCCGTATGAGGATTTTACCCAAGAGGACTGGGAGGACTGGTACAGCGAGGACCTCTTGGACATGTGGATGCCTATCCGTGAGTCTTACGAAGCCCAATATCTTCGACCCCCAGTAACCTTCAACCAGTTTTGTAATTTTGTCTACAACTATTAAATGATGATGATTGACGTAACCTCGCCAAAGGTTCTTGCCCCCGCTGCCATCTTTGCAGCCCTCCAGCTGGCCCCCAGCCGCCTCGGTCTTTTGCCACGTGCCCTGCTCGTGTCCCTGGCGCTCTTTGTCGTGTACAAGTTCGCTCTCAAGCGCACCTTCACAAGAGCCGACCTGGTTGTACCGGCTCTTCTCTTTATCCTGCTGACGCCAGGCCTGTTGGTGACCCTGCCACCAGGTGGCACCGTGATGGAGGCGACCGCCGTGCACACCATCGTGTTCGGCATAGTGTTTGCATTTATGCGTACCGTTTTTGCAAAGTACTACTAGATGAGGTACCTCGCAGTTGGCCCAGGGGCCATGGGTTTCTTTATATATCTAGGGGTTCTGAGTCGACTTAAACTCGGTGACCTCGAGGAAGTTAGTGGGGCGAGTGCCGGTGCTATCCTCATGTTCCTGTTTCTCGCGACCAAGGGTGACATCCAGGCTATACTGGATTACTCTATCAAAATCCCCGTTAAACAGCTTATGAAACCAAATATCAAAAATTTTTTTACAAATTTTGGTTTGGTACCGACAGTCAAGCTCGAGGCTGCTATAAAAAAAACTTGTAAAAAATTTTTAAAAAAGAATGATATAACTTTCCGGGAGCTGTACGAGTACAACCCGGTGAAGCTGCACGTCGCTGCATTCTGTGTCGACCTACAGAAGACTGTCTACTTTTCGGTCGACTCGCACCCGGACATGAGTGTCTGCCAGGCTGTGACTGCGTCGTCCGCAGTGCCGTTCCTTATCAGTTCTGTTCGAATCGGTGAATGGAACTACATAGATGGTGGAACACAGGAACAGATACCCGGCGGCCCTTTTATAGGTAAAAAATATGATGAAATTGTTTGTCTCAAAATTGAGTCAGTACAGACTCACGAAGTCAAGGACCTCAAGTCGTACGCCTATTCCATCATGTCATGCTTAGGTGGTCTCAGGCATACATACAATTATAATACAATTACTGTTTCCAGAGATAATTTTAATATATTTAATTTTTCATACGAATCGGAGGACAAGCTTAGGATGTTTATGCTTGGCCACAGAAAAAATAATTACTGCAGCGGATAGTGACGTGTTTACTTCTTCTTAGCATTCAGTGCCTCCTCGATGAGAGCGGCCGACCGCGAAACAGGTACGTCCTCCTCATCATCATCTTCAACCTCTGGCTCTGGGGCGGGCAGCTCTACAACTGGCTCACCGTGGAATATGGCATGGCGTTCTTCGGCAGTTGCATATTCAGAAATTCCCATTTTATTATTATTAAAGATTTATTTTAAATAATTTTCATGGAGTACCTTGTACGAATGATTTCAGAACATGTCTGGAATAGCTTGGGGCCTGGGTACAGTGAGCGAGTCTACCATAACGCCTTTGAGGTTGCTCTCCGTATGAATTCTGTCTGCTACGAAACAGAAAGAATTATTCCAATTTTTTTTCAGGGTCACAACGTTGGCAACCTGAGGGCCGACCTCGTCATCGACCAGTGTATTATAGTCGAGCTCAAGTCTGTCGCTAAACTAAAGGAGGAGAATCGTAACCAGATTAAAAACTATATGAAACTGATGAAACTGAATACGGGCATACTGGTCAACTTCCCGAGCGTCGCGGGTCAGGTCGAGATTGAGGTTTTTATGTCAGATAATATTAATGAGTTCACAGCCAATAGTGATTCCAATGCCGGCACCCTATGCACCGGCACCTCCAGCGGCTAGTGGTGGAAAAAAATTTTTACTTATTTTAATTTTGGCAATATTGGCTGTTGTGGGTGCAGTATATGCCAACCTGAAAGGTCACATAACTCTTCCAGAAAGTATTACAAAATTTATTCCGGTAAAATATTTACCAGCCACCGAAATTGCCGCTGTCGAAGAGGCACCAGCAGCAGAGGCGCCGGCCGAGACCTACAAGGAGGAGCCCGAGACGTACGAGGAAGAGATGGCCAAGTACGAAAAAGAAAGCTACAAGGACGAGACCGAGACTTATGAGGAAGAAAAGTATGTCGATGAGCCAGGAAAACCTGAGGCCTACACTCCTTGAGCGTACAGGCCATTTTAGAAAAAACTTTATAAAAATTAATGATGCTGGCACGGATAGTCACCCCATGGTACGATGTAGAAGGGAGGAAATACATTAATTTAGATTTGGGGAATGGACAGGTTATTCGGGCCAAGGTGCCATGGCGGTACGGTCGGGTCATGTGCAAAGTATCAGGCATTCGTCCCATTCAGGAACTCGAACTGAATGAGACGGTTGAGGTTATACTTGATAAGAAGTACTGGGGAGGAAATGTGTATCACGTAATTATCAGTTTAAGAAGTTCACCTTTGGTATAGTATGTTGACAAGGGAGGGATACGTGACTGAAAAAAATACAGAAATAAAAAAGAAACTCACTGTTAGGGCAGTCGAGAATGCGATGGGTATACGCCCACCATCGTTCAAGGTTTTCAGGGAGACGCCAGAGGGGCTCGTTATCCCAAGGTACTTTGGCTGCAGCGAGCTCGGTCCCCCGACCACCGACAAGAGGTCCAGACCTGCTCATGCTGATATTCGGTTCGGCGGTGTTCTGCGAGAGGCAACGCGACAGCCAGAAGCTGTCGAACGAGCAAAAGCATCTTTCGAAACTGACGGCGGAGGCGTTCTTTCGCTCCCCTGCGGATTCGGTAAGACCACATGTGCCCTTGCGATTGCTGCCCATCTCCGTGTTCGAACTATGATTGTCGTACACAAGGAGTTCCTGGCGAACCAGTGGGCCGAAAAGATTGGCGAGTTCTGTCCGGGTGCAACTATCGGCCGTGTTCAGGGTGACAGGCTCGAGCTCGAAAATGACTTTGTGATTGCTATGATTCAGACTATGTGTATCCGCGAGCACGAGCCGGGCGCTTTCGACAGCATAGGTCTAGTGATTGTGGACGAGGCGCATCACATCGGCGCTCCAGCCTTTTCGCAATTCATGTTCAAGCTCTGCCCCAAGTACACACTCGGTCTGACTGCAACGCCAGAGCGCAAGGATGGCCTGACGCGCCTGCTGTACTGGTTTATGGGCCCTAACTTCTTCACGGTCGAACGAGAGAATCAGGCGCAAGTCAAGGTGGTACCTCTTCAGTTTGACTGTCCGGAGTACAGGTCGGCGCCGCCGTGCACGCGGTTCGGTAAAGTGAGTCTGGCAGAGGTGGTCAACCAGCTGGTCGAGCTCCCGGACCGTAACCAGCTGATACTTGACACTATCGAAAAATTAAAAAAAGAAAAAAGAAAAATATTAATTCTGTCTGACCGGAGGGGTCACTGTGCATGGCTGAAGGAGAGCATCGAGGGGTCGGCACTGTATATAGGCGGGATGAAGGAGGCTGAGCTGACCGAGTCGGCCAAGGCACAAGTCATAGTTGCGACATTTACTCTGGCGCATGAAGGCCTGGATATACCTGCGCTCGATACGGTCATCCTCAGCACGCCACACTCGGACGTGAAGCAGGCTGTGGGGCGCATCATGCGTGAAACCAAGGGGAAGAGCAATGACCCGGTCATTTATGACATGGTGGATAATTGGTCTGTCCTGTGGGCTATGTATGGTAAGCGCCTGAATATGTATCACGAGTCAGGGTTTGCGGTCGATGGCAGACCTGCGCCAAAGAAAGAGGCCAGGCCGAACAGGTGTCTGATTTAAGAAAAAATATTTTACAATATTATAATGTCCCCCACCAACACTGGTTTCCTGAACACCAAGCGTCGCGTCATTTTCCGCTCAGATGCCGGCAAGTACTTTGTCCGTACTGCCAAGGGTGGTGTGTCGTACAACCCCAAGGCCAAGCTCCACAAGAGCCCAGGTGGCACCGAGCGCGCCACCAAGTACGTGAAGAATCTGGTGGCCATCCCCTCACCCATCCGCCCCAAGTTCAACCGCAAGGAGCGTGCGAACGTGGGTGGCAAGCGTGCACCATATGCGGCCCGCAAGGGTGGCATGCGTGTGCTGCCAGTGAAGCGCAACCCATTCCTGGCTCAGCTGTTCAGCCCCAAGCCGGTGCGTGGCCGCGGCCGCCCGAAGAAGGTGCGCAGCCCCCAGCCAGGCCCAGTCATGCGTCGCTACCTGGCGACCAAGGCTCGCAAGGCCAAGAAGGCGAGCAAGCCCAAGAAGATGCTGTACAAGGTGAAGCTGGGTGGCCAGTACGTTGTGTAAACTCTCTACTCGGATAAAGAGTCACTGATGCCGAGGAGGACAACGCCCATGACAAAAAACATTACAAGATAATTACATTCGGTCCGGTCGGTCTTTATCGGACTTGGTGGCATCATCATCTGGACTGGAGGGCCCAAGTCCATTTCAAAGGGGGCATATGAGAGCCCTTGCATATTATTACTTTAGAACTTTTCTAAAAAGAAACCTCCTTCTTACCACTTGCCTTTGGCTTGCGGCCACGCTTCGCCTTTCCTTCGGCTGGCAAGGTCACGTCGCGAACAGTCTGGTCGTCGACACTGACAATGTCAGACACGGACTCGAGCTCCTCCTCTCGTTGAGCTACTGGGCGAATCTGTGGAGGTGGTGGACCCATCATACCCATCAGAGCTGAGATGTCCATACCAGGCCCCTGCATGTCACGACGCAGGCCTGGTTGTGGCGGCCCCTGGTTCTGCTGGTTCTGCGTCCGCTGCACCGCATCCATCATATTCTTGACCAGGTCTGGGTTCTGGTTAACCACTTGGCTCATGCTCGGCATGGCCGCCTTGAACATGCTGTTGGTCAGGTGGAACATCATGGCCGAGCCGCCAACCATCATAATCAGCTTCACCTCTGGTGCCACCTCAATCTTATTCTTGTACTTGTTGTGGAGCTCCTCGAACACGCCGTCGTAATCATCGGCATTCTCCATCATATTCTCGGACCAGCCGTCGAGCTGCAGGTCGAACGGGTCGAACTTCTTGTTCAGGAACTCCAGACCAGTGACTGTCGCAATAAGCATACGCCGTTGGAACTTGATGGAGCGCTCGACCTCGATGCCATACATCAGGCGCTTGTACTCTGTGCGAATCTCCTCGATGTCGCTGTAGCTCGTCAGGCGAGCGTTGGTGTTAAGACCTTTCTTTGCCAGACGGGCAATTTTGTTCAGAAGGTCAGCCTTCTCGTCCTCGATGGTCTTGTAACCCTCAGACGGCATCTGTGGACCGCTGCTCTGGTACTGCTGTTCCTCAGGGCCTTCGTCACCCTCCTCCTGGCCGTCCCACTCCTCAGCGGCGGGTGCAGATTGGGCCGTACGCTTATCCGGATTCATAAAGGCTTCCAGGGCAGGGTCCTCCTCCTGCACGACACGTGGCCGGCTGCGCATGAAGGGCAGGGGACGGCTTGGTTTGGCCTTGGCCTGGACCGTCTTCTCAGCAGGCCGAATAGAAATCTCATCAAGCAGGGTCTGGTCATCAGCATCAAAGTTAATGGAAGGACCATTTTCACCAGTAGTGTCTAACGTTATCTCAGCGGCCATCTCTATGACTTTAGGAGAAACTAAAGTCAAAACTTTAACGCAAAAAAAAATTGTACTTTATTATATAATGAAGTACGGCAAAGTTCTGACTCACGCCATAATCATTGGTCTGCTGCTGGCCATCCTGTACCAGCTGGCCCGCCCAGCCTCTTACTACACCCCCAATGCCGTGGAGCCACGCGAGGTTTCCATCAAGGGCACCGGCCGCGAGCCCAGCCAGCTGGGTGACCTCAAGCCGAGTCTGGCGTGTGTGCCAGGCCCAGAGAAGGAGTCGGCCTACTACACCATGGGCCTGACCCCAGGCGGTCTGTGCGGTGATGAGGCTTTCGTGCTGTCCCAGATGCGCGACTACAGCATCGCTGACGGCATCGGCGGCTCCCTGCTCGACCGGACATGAAGGGCCTTTTCAAATAAAAATAAAAAATAATTTTAATGGACGAAGCCGGAATACAGCGAGCAATATTGGTATTCAACACGACCATGATGCTGATTCACCAAGTCCGTATCAGCGATGCACTGCAGGAACTTAGGGATGTGTTAGGAAAAAAGAAGTTAAACAAAAAGTGAAATATATTTTTAGAAATGAAGGTTATCTTCGCTCTTCCGGGGAAGGAGTATAGCCGTGAGTTTCTGATGAGTTGGACGGAGTTGATGATGCAGGCGACCTCTAAGGGTCACCAGTGCATGGTCTCCCAGAACTATTCATCAGTTGTTCACTTTGCGCGTGCCAAGTGTCTTGGGGGTGATGTGCTGGCCGGTCCTGACCAGAAGCCTTTCCAAGGTAAGGTTGAGTACGACGCTGTGATGTGGATTGACTCTGACATTGTGTTCAAGCCGGACGATTTCATGAAGATTCTGGAGAGCCCGCACGACGTGACGGCCGGCCTGTACATGATGGAGGACATGGAGAATTACGCGGTGGTGAAGGAGTGGGACGAGGAGTACTTCAAGAAGAACGGCACGTTCGAGTTCGTCAAGGCGACGACCGTGTTCGAGGAGCAGTACGTGCCTGTGGCGTATGCGGGCATGGGCTGGATGCTCGTCCGCAACGGCGTCATGGAGAAGCTGAAGTACCCTTGGTTCTACGGTCCTCTGCAGACTATCGGGCAGGCACAGGACATGATGTCGGAGGATGTGGCGTTCTGTCGGTCGCTGGCGGCCAGTGGCACGCAGGTCTATGTCGACACGAGCATTCGTGTAGGTCACCAGAAGAAAGTCATTCTATAGAGTAGATGAGTTATACTCTAAGGAATGATGCCCTTGGTGGCGGGGGGTCACAGTGGACCGGGACCGCAGGTTATTCTATTTATTATGTTCAAAATGTTGGTATAGGGGCGGTATCGGCACCAACTGCATCTCTTATGGTTACCGGTAATATTTATGCATCAAATACCATAACAACGCCCAACGTGACTGTATCTGGGTTGACGAATATATCTAATCTTCAGATTGCAGGAGTTTCTGGTACGAGCGGCCAAGTTCCAACAGCTACCGGAGTAGGTTCGGGTATTGTATGGACAACACCTTCGGGCGGTGGTGGAACTTCGCAGTGGACAGGGACAGTTGGTAACCCTATTTACTATATTCCTTTTGTCGGAATAGGCTCATCGTTGAATCCGACCGCGAGCTTGATGGTTACTGGTAATATTTATGCGTCTAACGCTATTCAGACATCAAATATATTTAGTACTTTAGCAAATATAGCTACACTTAACGTTACGGGTGTTTCTAATCTCGTGACACTTAACACAGCAACCCTTTATGCAGGTGTTTCTAATCTCGTGACACTTAACGTTACAGGTGTTTCTAATCTTGCGACACTTAACGTTACGGGTGTTTCTAATCTTGCGACACTTAACGTTACGGGTGTTTCTAATCTTGCGACACTTAACGTTACGGGTGTTTCTAATCTCGTGACACTTAACACATCCATTGCTAACATAACTTCTGGGTATATATCTAATATTTATACTTCAAATATTCAGGGCTTTACAGGGTCTCAGTGGACAGGGGTGAGTGGATTTCCTATTTACTACACCCCCCAGGTTGGTATAGGGTCGACCGTGACACCTACAGCGAACCTCATGGTTACAGGGAATATCTATGCGTCAAATACCATAACATCACCCAATGTGACTATATCTGGGTTGACGAATATATCTAATCTTCAGATTTCGGGAGTTTCTGGTACGACCGGCCAGGTCCTTACCGCTACGGGAACTGGGTCGGGTATCCAGTGGTCGTCTGGTGGCGGCGGCGGAAGTTCGCAGTGGACAGGCACAGCAGGTACCCCGATTTACTATGTCCCCCAGGTTGGTATAGGGTCGACCGTGACACCTACAGCGAACCTCATGGTTACAGGGAATATCTATGCTTCGAACGCACTTACAACAACATCCGTAACATCATACAATTTGGCATCGTTTATTAATACTGCGGTGTTGGGTAAATACATAGGTGGCTGTGACCTTTCCTCGAGTACGTCTCGTCCTATAAATATATACTCAGCATCTTACCCTAATTTTTTAACAATAGGTAGTGCTGGGTTTTATTTCAATGAAGTTCCTTTAACAGCTTTAACAGCTAAAAGTTATACTGCTTACGGAACTGCTACTGCTATGAGTGCCGATGGTAACACTATTTTAGTTACATCATATGCGACAGCGTCGGGGAGCGACGCTATTATTTACAGATTTACGGGTGGTACTTGGACTTCGGGCCAGAACATACCCCCCAAGACTGCTTATTTTGGGCAGGCGTGTGCTATGAGCGCCGATGGTAATACTATCATAATTACAACATCTAACCAAGCGGCGAATTCTCCTTATATTTTTAGGTACACCGCCAATGGCTGGGATTCTGGGACGTCTCTAGGAACAAAAGCTGTTAGTGCTTATGGCCAGGCATGTGCTATGAGCGCCGACGGTAATACTGTTATCGTTACGGGAACCGCTGACACGGGCATGACTCCTTATGTTTTTAGGTACACCGCCAGTGGATGGGATTCTGGAACAGCCCTGCTTGCAAGGTCAGTTTCTAATTTTGGTCAGGCGTGTGCTATGAGCGCCGACGGTAACACTGTTATAGTTACGGGATACAATAATTCAGTAACTCCTTATGTTTATAGGTGCATAGCGGGTGTATGGGATTCTGGGACGGTCCTGGCTGCACAGGGGGTTGGTGGTTTTGGTCAATCGTGTGCCATTAGTGCCGATGGAAATACTATTGCAGTTACAAGTATCTTTTCTGGAACTAGTCCGTCTGTTTATAGATATACAGTAACAGGTGGATGGAGTACTACAGTTTTAACAGTAAAAGCTATCCAAAATTATGGTCAATCGTGTGCTATGAGCGCCGACGGTAATACTCTTTTAGTAACTGGGATGAATTTGGGGGTTACCCCCGTTATTTACAGGTGCAGAGCAGGTACATGGGATTCTGGAACAGCCCTGGCTGGACAGTTATTAGCGTTTTTTGGTCAATCGTGTGATATGAGTGCCGATGGAAATTCTATTGTCATTACTGGCAAGCAAGATACTGGCATGACACCGTATGTCTACGTTTTGAGTACTAGATTTAAAGTAAACAACACACTGAACGTGTACAATTACGGTGTAGGAATAGGTTCTGAACTGCCCGGTTCTAACCTGACTGTTATTGGTAACATATATGCGTCAAATACCATAACGTCACCCAACGTGACTGTATCTGGGTTGACGAATCTGTATAATCTTCAGATTTCAGGAGTTTCTGGTACGGCTGGCCAGGTTCTTGGCGCTACCGGAACCGGGTCGGCTATTCAATGGACAGCAGGTACACAGTGGTCAGGGGCAGT